CCAACCGATGCCTTTCGTCGTCGGCCCGTTCGGTGGTGGTGGCCCAGTCGAGCGACGCAGGCGACGCAAATCGAACACGAACGCCGATGGCGCGCAAAAGGTCGCAGCCCGCGATGGGGCGCGTTCTCCGCTTGGTTCGCACGCGGCATCCGTCGCGGCGCTTTCTCACTCATCGCCAGCCATCGAGGCGTGGGACGATGAAGACGACATTGAAACGGTGCTGATGCTCCTATGACACGCGGAACTTTCGTTTACCGGAATGGTGAACTCGTTCTCAAAAACGGCCCGAAAGATATTCGGACGCCTGTTCAGCGATCCAGTTTCCCATCTCCCATGCTGATCTCGGACTCGTTGCCCGATCTGCAAAGCATGGTTGACGGCAAACGCTATGATTCAAAATCAGCATTGCGCGCCTCGTACAAACGTCGAGGCGTCGTGGAGCTTGGCAACGACGCGCCGACAAAGCCGTCATCGCCGCCCCGCCCTCGCGTGTCGAAAGCGGAAGTCGCGCAAGCCCTCGCGCAGGTGAAGCAGGGCTACAAGCCGCGTCCCATGACGCGCGCTGAATTTGAAAAATACTAGGAGCGCATATGGTTGATGCGAATGTCGCGGACCTCGATCATGAAGAGATCGAGGCCGACGAACCGTCGTTGCGGGATATCATCGAAAACGCCGCGCGTTCGCAGCGCGAACCGAAAGAGGAAGCCGCGCCGGATGGCGGCGAGCCGGTCAAGGAACGCGCGAGAGATGACAGGGGGCGCTTTGCCGCCAAGGCAGGCGACGAGGAAGCCGACGAGCCTCCCGCCAAAAGCGAGGAGAAAGCACCGCAAAAGCCCGAGCAGGCCGAGGAGAAGCGGGCCGAGCCGCCAGAGGCGATCCCCGCTGAAAAGGTGGAGGTGCTTCGCCCGCCTCCCGGTTGGTCGCCGCAAAGCAAAGTGGATTTCGAAAAGCTGCCCGAGCACATCAAGGCGGACATCGCCAAGCGCGAGACGGAAGTCAGCAACGGTTTCGCCAAACTCGCGGACTACAAGGGCCTCGATGAATACGTGGAGTTCGCGCGCCAGCACGGCACGACGCTCCCTGCCGCGTTGAAAAATTACGTCGGCATCGAACAGCAATTGATGCGTGATTTCCCCGCAGGGATTGATCGCCTGTGCCAGAACGCGAGGGTCGATCCCGTCGCGCTCGCGCACCACATCCTTTCTCGCCACGGCGACCAGTCGAATCAAGAGACTGGCGGCGGCGTTCATGCGCTGGCCTATCAACAGCCGCGCATGGATGAAAGCGCCATTCGGCAGCAAATCGCCGATGAAACGAGACGGGCATTCGAGCAAATGGATTCCTCCCGCGCCTATCAAGCGGCGAAGGCGGATCATGCGCGCTATCCCTTCTTCGATAACGTCGAAGATTTGATGACGAAACTTGTCGCTGGCGGAATCGTGCCTCGCGGCGCGACGCACGCCGAGACGATCGACGCGGCCTATCAGGCCGCCGTGCTTCACAATCCCGAGACGCGCGCGCTCATCAACCAGCGCCAGCAAATCCCGGCCAGCACGGTCGCCAAACAGGCGGCGGCGGTTCAGGCGCGACAAGTCGCAAAGGCCGTCATCGGCGCTCCCTCGCCCGGCTCCACGCCGGGGGCGACGCCGGTCAACCCCAACGCATCCCTTCGGGAAACGATCGCCGCAGCCGTCAACGCGCAGCGCGGCCTCGTCTGACTTCAAGGAACTGACACATGGCATCCCCTCTCGTCACTTCGGTTGACTGGGGCGACGTGGTTACCACGACGCTCGAAAATCGCTCGCGCAAGCTGGCGGACAACATCACCAACAACAACGCCCTGCTGATGCGGATGAAGCAAAAGGGCCGTCAAAAGACCTTCTCCGGCGGGCGTGAAATCATGCAGGAACTGCGCTACGCGCAGAACCAGACGTTCATGTGGTATTCTGGAACGGAATTCCTGAACGTGTCGCTCAACGACACGATGACGGCGGCCCGCTTCCCGATCAAGCAGGCGTCCATCGCGGTCGTGTGGTCCGGTCTCGACGGGCTCATGAACGCCAGCGACGACCAGATGATCGACATGATCGAAGCGCGCGTTGATACGGCGGAGGACACGTTCTGGAACCAAATGAGCGCCGCCGTCTATTCGGACGGAACGGGCTTCGGCGGCAAACAGGTCAATGGCCTCGCGGCGCTGGTCTCCAAAACGCCAACGTCCGGCATCGTCGGCGGCATTGATCGCTCGCAACAGACCTGGTGGCGCAATATCGCCGTCAACGCCAACACCGATTCGCGCGGCGTTGTCACGTCGAGCAACATCGTGTCCTACATGAACACGACGGCGATCGCGGCCAAGCGCAACACGGACGGTATCGGGCTCATCGTCGCGGACAACAACTATTATATCGCCTATCTCACGACGTTGCAGGGCATCCAGCGCGTCACCAACGAGAAAGGCTCCATGGGCTCCGGCTTCACTTCGCTGAAGTACTACGGGGCCGGCAAGGAAGTGGACGTTGTTCTCGACGGCGGCAAGAACGGGCAGATACCCGCCAACACGATGTACTTCCTCAACGAGGATTACATCTATTTCCGCCCGCACAGCGCCCGCAACTTCAAGGTGATCGGCGGCGACCGCGCCAACATCAATCAGGATGCGAATATTCGCCTGATGGCTTGGGCCGGCAACATGACGATCTCCAACCCCTCGCTTCAGGCTGTGCTCTGGCAGTAACGCGCCGGAGCCCTTCGCCACGCCAACAAGAGGTCATTCATCATGACGATCGCTTACGCACAATACGAATTCATCGGCGCGCGCACTTACGCGCCGGAGGGGCCTTATGGCGCATCGGGCCTTTTCCCGCTGCCTTCCGTGAAGCCGGGCACCGTGGTCGGCGGCGACGCCGGATCGGAATTCATTTTCCTGATCTTCTCCCCCACGGCGTCCCTCACGCTCAATCAGGGCGACGTGCTCGTGCACGACAATTCGTTCATCGCCACGCAAAGCGCGACGGGTTCCGGCGCGCATCCGTTCGGCGCGAACGTCGTCACGTTCTTCATGAACGGTCGCACCAACGACCCGGCGGCGGCTCCCAGCGCCGGCAATGCGTGGTCCTACCTGTTCCCGCAGGCGGGCCAATACGGCATCTGGTGCCAGCGTGCGGGCATTTCGCTCGCCAACATCGCATCGATCAACGCGCAGTCGAAGCCGGTCAACACGACCGCGACGGCGGGCCGCGTCGATCAGCCGGCGGCTCCGCTCGCCGGCTCCATGGGCGTGACGGGCATGTGGTCTTGCCCCACGTCGGGCACGTTCACCGGCACCACGGCGACGGGCTCGACGGTGTTGACTGCCGTTTCGACGAACAAGTTCCTCGTGAGGGGCCAGACCCTTTCGGGAACCGGTATCGCGACGGGCGCGGTCATCACCGACATTCAGGGCTCGACCGTCACCATGTCCCTCGCGGCCACGGCGGCGGGCTCCGTGACCATTACGGCGGCGAACAACTCGGCGGTCTGCACCACGACCAACGGCTCGGCGGTGTTGACCAACGTGACTTCGATCGCCGGCATCTATCCGAACCAGACGATCGCGGGCACCGGCATTCCCGGCTCCACCACGATCCTTTCGATTTCGGGCAATTCCGCGCCCTACTCGATCACGATGAGCGCCAACGCTTCGGCGACGGCGAACAACATCGCGGTCACGACCACGGGCTACTACGAAACGTTTCTGGATTGGCCTTACATCGGCGTCCAGAACTGACGGCAACGAAGGGCGGGGTCGATCCCCGCCCTTTTCCAGCAGGAGCGAAAAATGGAAGATTTGGCAGACGCCGCGCCGTTCGGAACCTCGGGGCCGGGCGGCATGACTTTCGTGGACCAGAACAAGGGCGTGACGCCGATTTTTTTCATGAGCGAGGCGTTGCCGGACGGCAGGCGGTCGGAGGCGGAAGGCGCGGCGCGCTTCTACCAGCAGGAAATGGTTCGCATTCACGTCGCGGGCGACATGTACAACACGCCCACGCATCCCGTGACCGACGATATTCGCGAGCGCTTCGCGGACCAGTACGCGCGCTGGAAACAAAACCGCGCGGCGGCTCAGGACATCAGCGGAACGCCGCTGTCGAACTGGCCGATGATGACGCCGATCATGATCGCCGAACTCGCCGCTATCGGCGTGCGTTCGGTCGAGGACTTGTCCGCTGTCGCGGACAGCAACATTCATCGCATCCAGGATGGCCGTGTATGGCGCGAGAAGGCCAAAGCGTTTCTCGACGCATCGAAAGACACAGGCGCAGCGGTGCGGCTGGCGGCGGAGAATGAGCGCTTGCGCGCTGATATCGAAGAATTGCGCAAGGCCGTTGAAGACCTGAGATCGCGCGGCGATGAGCCGGAAAAGCGCGGGCCGGGCAGGCCGCGCAAGGAGGCGTGATCCATGTCGCTGCTGACCATCGTTCAGGATGTGTGTCGGCGATTGACGCTCCCGGTCCCGGCGAGCGCCTATTCAAACACAGACCAGATGATTCAGCAGCTTGCTTCCTTCGCACAGGAAATCGGCGATGATCTGACGCGCCGGTTCTACTGGCGCAATCTCGACATCGAAGCCAACGTCACGGGCGACGGAAGCAGCACCAATTTCGTGCTGCCGCCGGACTTTGGCCCGGTGTCGCCGGGCTTCACCGTCGTTTCTTCGAAGTATCAGCTCGTGCCGCTGCGCGGGCCAGTGACGAACGAAGTGATGATGCAGGCTAAGAATTCCTACTCCGCGCCCGTGTGGCCGATTTGGCGGTTCATCGGCGGCGCGATGGAATTCTACCCCGCGCCGTCGAGCGGAGAGATTCTCAAATTCAATTACTATTCGCGCAATTGGGTTCTCGACCTCGATGGCGTCACGCGCAAGCCCGCATGGACGGCTGACACGGATACGCCGCTTGTCGATGATTACGTGATCAGGCTCGGGGTCATGTGGAGATGGCAGCAGGCGAAGGGTCTCGATTACGCGGAAAACTTTCGCCTGTACGAAGCGGCCATCGATCAATCAACGGAAATCGACAACACACCGCGCGTGATCAACATGTCGCGAACGCCGGTCGTCGGCGATCAGGCGTGGCCCGCCAATTTGCCGGTGTGGCCGTGATGCGCAAGCCGCTCCGCGACAAGGGAGGAAAGAGCGCGGTATCGAAGCCGGCGTTTTTCCCCGCGCCTGTTCAGGGCTGGTACGTGGGGGCCAATCTCGCCGACGCCCCGGCGGGCACGGCCTATTTGCTGGAAAACGCATTCCCGCAACTCGATCACCTGCGCATTCGCGGCGGATCGTCCTCGTTCGCCAC